TGAAGAAACAGAATCCATCACCACTGAAAATCTACTGGAAGAAGCGGTTCAGGAAGACAAGTTCAAGGTATATGGAACTTATGATGACAGGGTGTTCACACATGAAATTTCCCTTGATTGGGGTGGTGATGAATATGATTTCACACCAATTGAAGGAATCCCACTGGATGAAGGAACACAAAGGTTCATCTTTTACATCTGCAAAGGTTACAACCTTGATTGGACACTGGTTCTTGCAATTATTGAACAGGAATCCAGTTATCAATCAGACCTGATTTCAGACACTGGTGACTATGGACTAATGCAAATCAATCAGGTCAATCATGAATGGTTGAATCAGACCATTGGTGTCACAGATTTTCTTGACCCAATATGGAACATCAGGTCAGGGGTGTTCATTTTAAGAAAGTTATTTGAAAAGTATGAAGACCCAACACTTGTCTTGATGGCATACAACCTTGGTGAACAGGGTGCAGAAACCTTGTGGGAAAAGGGAATCTTTGAAACAAATTATACACAGTCAGTCCTGTCAATTCAGGACAGAATCAATCAGAAAGGAAGGTGACAAGGTATGTCAACAGAAATCATTGCCTTGGATGAATCCAAAGGGTTCACAGATGGGGAAATCAAAGCAATTGAAAAACAGTATCTGACAGTGATGAAGAATCTGTCTGAAGTGGTAAAGCAGAAGAAGAAACTGGAAGATGATGAAAAGAAGGTCAAGAAGCAACTGGAACAGGTCATGGATGAATATGGAATCAAGTCCATTGATAATCAGTATTTGAAAATTATCAGGGTTGCAGGTTCTGAAGGAAAACAGACCATTGACCTTGATGCAATGGAAAAGAAGGAACCTGACCTTTTCAAAGAACTTCTTGCAGATTATCCAAAGACCACTGGTGCAAAGAAGGCATCTGTCAGGTTTGATGTCAAATGAAGATAGTTTTCAGGACTATTGCAAGTCATCCAAATTATGAAATCAACAGACTTGCACAGGTCAGGAACATCAAGACAGGGCAGATTTTGAAACCTTATGATGATGGAAGGGGATATTTAAGGGTGAAACTGGATGGAAGGTCTTGCAGACTTCACATCTTGGTTGCAGAAACATTCATCCCAAATCCTGACCCTGAAAACAAGACAGTGGTCAATCATATTCATGGAAACAAACATGATTGCAGGGCATCACAACTTGAATGGTGTACACAGGCAGAAAATGTTCAACATGCATGGAACACAGGGTTGTGTGGAAGGGCAAAAAAAAAAGGTTGCGTGAATGAAAGAAAAAAGTTTTGAAAACAAGGTGAAGGATTTCCTGAAAGATGAAGGTGCATGGTTTGTGAAGTATTGGTCAGGTACATCCAGTACAGGAAAGAAATTCACCAAAGATGGAATCCCTGACATTCTTGCATGTGTCAATGGTTGGTTCTTTGGGATAGAACTAAAAGCACCAACAGGAAAACCATCTGACCTGCAATTGGCCAACCTGAAGAAGATTGATGATGCAGAAGGGTTTGGAATTCTATTATATCCAAAGGATTTTGACATCTTCAAAGAACTGGTTCAGGCATGTCAGAAGATGCAGGTTGAAGTCCAAATGGACAGATATGAAGAATTGAAAGAAAGGTGGTGGTCAAAATGGGAACAGGTACACAAATCACTTTGATTATCTGTGTGACCTTGGTTGTTATTTCATGGATAACAAGGGACAAAAGGGATGGTGATAAATAGTGGACAAGATGCATTTTTCAACTGCACAGTGTTTTGAACAGTGTCCTGCAAGATATGACTTCAGATATAGACAAGGACTTGAAGTCATTGAAACAGATGACCCTGCAAATGCACTGAAGATTGGAACTTGTCTCCACAGGGGTCAGGAAATAGACCTTCAGACTGCAATTGATGAATACCTGATGTCATATCCAATAGTGACTGATGAACACATCAATGAAGTCATCAAATTGGAACATTGGATTCCTATTGTGAAAAAGATGTTGCCTGAAGGATTGCATGAAGTCAACATGCAAAATGATTGGTATGAAGGAACAATGGATTTGTTGGTTCCCTGTACCAAACATGATGCAGAACTTCCACATGGACAGTTTGACCTGTATGACTTCAAGTATTCCAACAACAAAGAACACTACATGGAATCAAATCAGTTGCATGTGTACAAATATTTCTGTGAACAATGCACTGGAAGAAAAATCAGGAAGATGTTCTTTGTTTTTGTCCCAAAGGTGACCATCAAGAAGGGAAAGACTGAAACCTTGGAAGACTTCAGGAAAAGAATCCTGAATGAACTGGAAGAACAGGAAGTGGAAATCAGGGAAGTGATTTATGACCCACAGAAGGTCATCCAGTTCTTTGAAACAACAGTCACAATTCAGAATGCAAAGGAATTTCCAAAGAAACCATCATTTCTTTGCAACTGGTGTGAATATCAAGATTATTGCATGAAAGGAGATAACACAATGTTATTACCAAGTACAGAAAGAAGACAGATTGGAAAGACAGTCAAAAGAAAGTTGTGGATTTATGGTTCTGCATTTTCAGGAAAGACAACCTTTGTTGATTCTGCACCAAATCCACTGAACCTGAACACTGATGGAAACATTCAGTTTGTCACAATGCCCTACATCCACATAAAAGATACCTATGAAGGCAGAATCAAGGTTCTTGCATGGAAGAATTTCAAGGATGCAATTGCAGAACTGGAAAAGGGTGGAAATGACTTCAAGACCATAGTTGTTGACCTTCTTGAAGATACCTATGAACAGTGCAGGTTGTACATGTATGACCAAATGGGAATCACACATGAATCTGATGATTCCTTCAAGGCATGGGACAAGGTTAGAACAGAATTTCTTTCAACAATCAGAAGATTGATGAATTTGGACTATGAAAACATCATTCTGATTTCACATGAAGACATGTCCAAGGACATCACCAAGAAGGGTGGTGACAAAATCACTGCAATCAAACCAAATCTTCAGGAAAAGGTTGCAAACAAGATTGCAGGAATGGTGGACATTGTTGCAAGGGTGGTTGTTGAAGATGATGACACAAGAATTCTTTCTTTCAAATCCAATGAAATGATTTTTGGTGGTGGAAGATTGAAGAATATATCCAAGACACAGATTCCTTTGGACTGGAATGCATTGATGGAAGTCTATGATGAAGCCAATGCAGGGAAGAAGGTGGTGAAGGCAGAAGAACCTGTTCAGAAGGCATCTGATGAAGTCAAGGAAGAAGATTCTGCACCTGAAGCAGAAGAACCTTCAGAAAGACCAAGAAGAAGACCAAGAAGGGCATCCAGTGAACCTGAACCAATGAAAGATGGTGACATGAATCCACCTGAAGAATCTGTTGCAGATGTAGACACTGGAACAGGTACAATCACTGGTGCAACACCTGAAGAAGTTCAGGAAGCAGAAGAAGGTGAAAAGACTGAAGCACCTAAAAGAACAAGAAGGTCAAGAAGAACAAGGGAATAATTTCCCACACTAATTCACTACAAACTAATAACTAATGAAAGGTAAAGGTACAAAATTATGAGTATTTTTGACAAGTGGAACAAGGCAGTTGACACAAAGGGTCTTGCAGAAGATGCAAAGGAAGCAGAACAGAATGGTGGTTCAGGTGATTATCCTGAAGTTCCTGTTGGTCAGTATGAAATCAAGATTGACAAGATGGAACTGAAGGAATCATCCAAGGGTGACCCTATGTTTTCAGCACAGTTCAGAATCCTGTCAGGTGACCATACAAATCAGTGTTTGTTCATGAATCAGGTTATCACACAGGGATTTCAGATTGGTATTGTGAACAAGTTCTTGCGTTCACTGGATGTGACTGATGATGTGGAATTCAAGGACTATGAACAGTACAACAATCTTGTCATGGACATCATGGAAGAAGTTGATGGAAAACTGGAATTCCTGTTGGATTATAGAAAGTCAAAGAAGGACTTTCCTATCTACACAATCAAGGACATTTTTGAAGCATAAATTTTTTTGAAGCATAAATTTTTTTGACCAAGGTGCTGAAGTTATTCTGCAAAAGTGACTTCAGCACCATTGAAGGAAAGGTGATTTGATGATTTTTTATGATTTTGAAGTATTCAAATATGACTGGATGGTTGTCCTGATGGACATGGACAATCAAAAAGAAACTGACATCATCAATGACCCTGACCAACTGGAAGACTATTATTTGGAACACAGTCATGACATTTGGGTTGGATTCAATTCAAGGGGATATGACCAATTCATTCTGAAGACAATCCTTGCAGGGTTGAATCCTAAAGAATGCAATGACCACATTATTGTGAAGAAGAAATCAGGATATTCTTTTTCAAACCTGTTCAACCAAATTCCACTGTATAACTATGACATTATGCAGAACATTGACAGGGGTCTGAAGTGGTTTGAAGGGTCAATGGGAAATAACATCAAAGAAACATCTGTCCCTTTTAATATAAACAGAAAACTGACTGAATCAGAACTTCAGGAAGTCCTGAAATATTGCAGACATGATGTTGAACAGACCATTGAAGTGTTCCTTGAAAGAATAGATGACTTCAATGCACAAATGGAACTGATAAAGATGTACAAAAGACCTTTGTCAGACATTGGAAAGACCAAGGTTCAGTTGTCTGCTGAAATCCTTGGTGCAACAAAACACACTTGGGATGATGAATTTGATGTTTCAGTTCCACCTTGTATGGTGGTCAAGAAATATCAAGATGTTCCACAGTGGTTCCTGAATCCTGAAAACCATCACTACAAAGATGGAAACAATGCACATCAACTGAAGAAAGTGATGGCAGGATTGGACATGGTGTTTGGTTGGGGTGGTGTACATGGTGCAAAAGAAAAATATCATGACACTGGATGGTTCCTGAATATGGATGTGGGTTCCCTATATCCAAACCTTTGGGACAAGTTCAGACAATGGTGTGCATCAAGGGCAGTTCCACCTGAAGGACTGGAAAGATACCATGAAATGATTCAGTTCAGACTGAAACTGAAGGCAGAAGGGAAAAAGAAAGAACAGGCACCTTTCAAAATCGTTTTGAATGGTTCCTATGGTGCAATGAAGGATTTGTTCAACAAACTATATGACCCAAGGGGTGCAAATAACACTTGTGTATTT